GGAAAATAACAACACTTCCAGCTTCTGGCTTAATCTTTATTCCTTGATTAATAAACTCAATTTCTCCACCCTCGTAATTATCATTAAGATAAAAAACAATAGATATTGTAGGAGATTTGTCTTGTGTAATATCAAGAGAGTCTGTGTGTGGACCCATATGAGCCCCAACATTATACTTTTGAATGGTATAAAAATTTGGTATCCAGCCAAAAGAATTATCTCTTATTAAATAGCTTATTTGATCAGGAAGCGGATTTTTAGACCCAGTAATCTCTCCATATACCTCATCAGATCCACTTGCCAACCATTCTGACCACACTAAATTATTTTTTGCATACTCAAGAACTTCGGAAACAGAATCTAAAACATTAGTATAATAATAAATATTATCTTCTAGTTTTTCTACAGAAAACATTATTCTCCTGGTAGTGTTGGCTTATTACCATTTTTTGCATCTTCATCCCATTTTTTATAAAGCTTTTCTTGCTCAGCTCTTACTTCGGAAAGCTCTTTTTCCCATGCAGCTCTTTGCTCATCGGTATATTCATTTTTGGCATTATCCCAAAATGATCCGACTGTATATCTTTCTCCGGACTCTACTGTGGTAACTCTATGCATATTTTCATGACCACCGGCAAAAATAGCAAGTAGGCCAACTTCTGGCTTAATAACAATATCGCTATCTTTAAACTTTAAAAGTCCTCCTTCAAAGTTATCGTTAAGGTATGCAAAAGCCGCGTACTTACTTCTTTCAAATGCAGTAGGATTTCCATGCTCATCTGAATTATCTGAATGATAATCTGCAAATGCTCCGGTTATCCACTTTTGTGCATGAAAACTTATTTCTGTAAGATCAATTCCAAGTGCTTCCTCGGAAGCTTTTTTAATTCTTTGCTTTAGTTCGTCAAAAAATGTAGATGGGAGTCCAAATGCCAATAAATTGTTGTCGTATGGCCAATATCCCATTGCCAGTGATCCATAGAATGAAATCTGATTCCACTCAATATATCCAACATTTACCTGCCACTCCAAATACTTTATTACAGCCTCACACTCTTGCTGTGTCATAAACTCTTTTACTACATAAGCTTCATCTTTTAACTTAATAATCTCCATTATTTTTTTCTCCTAATTTTATTAGTAAGAATATCATATTCAATATGTCTTACTGCAGAATCATCTTCTCTTTCAATCCTTGCTTCTTCCATTTTTGCCCACCTGTAAGCACCGTAATTCTTTTGATTGTCTAACCATTCTTTGCTACCCTCGTATGTGTAGGAAATAAAATTTCTTACAAAGAACTTTTCTCCATTTTTAATTGCTTTTACTCCATGAAAATAGGGCTCTGTAGATGGGAATACACATATATCTCCAGCCTGAGGTTTATAGGGATAAACAACATCTTCTCCATCAATATAAAAAACAATGTCTCCGCCCTCATAGTCATCGTTTAAGTATGTTGTACATGTAAGAAAAAATTTAGGGCCCGGCATGTCTTTTTCTACTGTAATATAATCAGTGTGATACTGCATAGCTAATCCATCTACAGCATCTTCTTCTGTAGGATTATATTTTGAAAAAGATGACGTCATTAGATACGATCCTTTTGGAAGCGTTAAATTATGCTTATTAATGTAGTGCTTTATTGCTTTTGAATAAGCATCAGATATTGAATCAGATATATACTTTTCTCTATCATATCTTAAACCAAATTCTGCTTTATCTAAATCTGTTTTAGCTTGAGTATAGGTTCCAAAAACTGACCACTGATCCCATTTTTTTAAATAGAATTTACCATCAGAATCTTTTTCAGAAAGCTTAAGATCTTTTGCAAAATCTTTTGCTTCTGGGAGCAATCCTTTGTATATTTCTATTTTTGGATAAAGAGTAATGTGATTTAAATCATTACTCATTCTTGTTTTTTTCTAATTTTGTAATGGTCCAGAACCAAGGCGAGGTGTATCTGGTACCCTCATTTATTCTGTTAACTCCATGTATAAAGTTTTTGTCTCCTGGGAAAAAGTATACAGCTCTAGCCTTTGGCTTAAATACTATATTCTGTTTTGGGAAAAACAACTCTCCGCCTTCATAGTCATCATTAAAGTAAAAAACAGTTCCTAGATCATACCAAGGAAAATTGTTTTCAGTTCCAGCATCTGGGCCCTCATGAAGCTCTTTATCAGCATGAGGAAACTGCATTGCTCCAACTGGCCATCTTACTATAGCTGGAGATGTTGGAGTAACTTCAACATTATAAAAGTCTTCAATGATTGGTTTTAATCTTTCTATAACATTACTAAGCAATCCACTAAAATCTGTTCCATTTTGCTCGTCTATTTTTCTTAAAGTATCGGTTGTGGCAACCCTGTCTTCCCATGGCTTATGGTCATAGATAATAGTTCCATTTTCATTATATACGGACTCTGTAACATCCCACAGGGTGTTATTTCTCATAACCCTAAGAACAGCCTCCTGCTCTTCTTCAGTAATAAAATTTTCAATTTCACATATCATGTCTTTGGAATCGCCAAAGTAGCCAGATGGGGTTATAGAGTTTTTATGTCTTCTGAAATCTGACTTGTTTTCTAAGTTATTCATAATTCTTTTTTCTCCATATCTTTTTTTTATAAACTCCACCAAACGGGACTCTATAGGTATTGGCAGTATCTTCAAATCTACTATATATTGTATCATTATCGTGATACAAATATTCGTGAGACCAGTCTTCTCTCTTAATGGGAATGACTTGCATAAAGGGAGTACCTTTTGGAATTAATCCAGAAAAACCTTCTTTTAGAAAAAATGGAGTAAGCCCAGATGAAGTGTATCTATCACTATCTATTATTCCTCCAAGTGTTTGAAATGGCAGGTCATATCTATTTAAAGGATTCATGACAAGCAAGCTGTATCCTTCTGGAAGCTCAATACCCCAATTTGGCCACCAATGAAAATGCTTTTTATGGTACCCGGCAGGATTTTCAAAATCAAGCATCTCTTCCCTTTCGCCACAAAATTCTGAGTATCCGCTTTCAGTTGTTACATATGGTTGTCCTTCATGCTGAATAAACATTATATCGCATGGAGTTCGTAAAACATATCCAGCATTAAATCCATCCATAAGCGCAGGGCATGCCTTAAATCCTAATCCCTTTTCAACTTTTCCCGTATTTGAATCTTTTCCAGCTTCATAAAAAGATCCATCTGGAAGTTTCCAAAATAGTGATGCGTCTTTCCACCATTTAGGAATAACATTTTTTGCTGAAGTTGGGGTAACTAAATCATCTTTAATGTTATTATATTCTCTAGCTGAATGAAATTTAATTATTTTCATTATTAACAACCTTCAATCTTATATTTTTTACCTCATGAGATCCTATTTTATTGCCAAGGTAGTCAACTGCATCTCTATAAAAATTAGTCCATTTTCCAGCTGCAACTGTTTTGTTAACTATCTGAATATGCTCTTCCATATTATAAGAATTGGAACCATCTGCAATTGGCATGTTTTCAATTGAGTCTAGTATTATTTCAGAATTTTGAATTTGTCCTAATGAAATTGGAACCAGTGCAACCACTGGAGTATTAGCTTTTATTGTTATTATTGACATTGGCTTAGTTATTCTCCACGCCACTGGAATTTCTCCTGAAAAAAAAGATGTACTAATTAAAGTTGTAAATGCTTGAGCTCCATCATTAAACATATTTGGAACTGGCATATGTAACATCGTCACATCATTTTCTGTTTTGAATATAAGGCCAGTGTTAAAAGATATTGTTGCATTTGCTCTTCCAGTGTTAACATATTTTTCTCCAGACAAAATTTTTACATGATTTGAAGAAGAATCAGATATTCCATCCCAGACAAACGATATATCTTCAGGAAAAGATATCCCAAACCCTAGACTATTACTAAGAGTTACTGGAAAGCATTTGTATGCATGAGCATCGTGAGTTAAATCCATCCAGTCTCTTTTTACCGGAAGCTGATCTATTAAAGCTGAGTCCTTACCTCTTGTTTTGTATACATTTATCTTATGCATAACCTTCAGTATACTTTTTTTCAATCTCTCTATACTGAGGTGTATGAGGAGCCTCTAAATAGTCGAGCATTGTAACAATTGCATATTTTGTACCAGAAGTAATTGGCATTGCTGCATGTGAATAAATAAATGATGAAGGGAATAAGTATAGATCTCCAGCCTTTGGCTTTATTTTTAAACCAAACTTATCGAAGAAAAGCTCTCCGCCTTCATAGTCATCATTAAGATAACCAACAGAAGAAAGAGTGCAAATATAAGAATATCCATGGTCTGAATGTACTTGAAAGTGTTGTCCTGGGTTATATTTAACAAAGTTAAAAGCTTCCCAGTATTTTAATGGAGCAATTCCAAACATTGCTCTATAATCTTCCACCGGGCCAAGCTGCGCCTCAAAACATTGATCATATATAGCCTGAAGCTCTTTTTCAGCATCACCTGTAGCTTCTGTAGTATATATGTTATTGCCTAATGAAAGATTTCCATTTCCTAAGTTTTTAATTTTAAAATCATAGGAATCTCTGTACATAATATCTGAGTTTGCATATCCTGTTTGAGATGCATTCCATTTGTATTTAGAGTCGCTCATTCCAAGAGAATCTTCAAGTCTTTTTATAGTATTCCAGTCTTGCTTAAAAACATCTCTATAAACAACAATTCCATGGTGTAGGTACTCTGCATTGGGTAACATTTTTCTCCTTATATATTGCGCTAAAGTAATACTTTATTTTATCACAGTATGTAAAAAAATAAAAGAGTTATTTAATACTTTTTATTTTATCCTCTAAGGCTTCTATTTTTTTATAAGCTACTTTTAAGGCTTCTATTGCATATATAGACAAAAGTTCATACTTAATTCCAATTATATTTCCTGCTTCATCATGCTGAATTAAATATTTAAAAGCATCTATTTCATTTAAATCTTCTGCTATATAGCC